TATATGTATTGTCCTCCGTCATTGCCGATAATGTTCCTCCAAATGTCCACGTTTGTGTTCCTTTTTCTCTGTAATACCAACTTATTTGCAACGTATTTCTTGTTCCTGATTGATAACTTCCATTGTAATAATTCCCAGAAAAAGTAATATCTACTTCTCCTGTTGTTGGCTCAGTTCTTTTAATTTCAGCACTCATTGTTAGACATGTATATAAAAGCATCGGTAAACTTACTGTAGTCGAATTTGTATACCCACGGCTATCTATTACTTCTATCGTAAATCTATCTTTTTCAACATTATATATATATATAATGTTTCCTTGTACGGTTTCATTATTTACATTTCTTTTAACTATACCGGAACCATATCTTGCTTCAGCTGATATGGTAATCTGAACATGTGACTTGTACTGTATTAACATGGAATTACTACCACTTAAAGCTATTGTATTTTCGTTAATATCTATCATATTGACATTTAAAATTGGTCTACACTCTTCTTCATTTGTAGTTACCCTAAATGTGGTTGTATATCTTCCAATTTCAGTACTTCCATCATAAGTAATACAAGTTAATGTTCCTGTTCCTGTTTTAGAAGATGGTATTTGAAAATAAAAATTTCTTGGTATTGCCCAATTTATTATCGAATTACTAGAAATATTTTCATCTATCATCCCCGATAAATTCCCAAATATATAATTTATAGTATGTTTGTATTTTTTATTAGAACTCTTTAACATTATAATTGCTGTTTCTCCTATATTTGCTGTTGTACATATTATTGTTGATGCATTTGCCATTTTTACTCTCCTATCCAAAACACACCTGTGCCTAATCCTAATTCATCTTCAAAATCTTTTATTAGGGTGTTTGCTCCTATTTTTATCATTTTTTCAATAGTCATATTTTTAGATTTAACTATCGTTTCTCCTGTTTCTTCGTTATATCCAGCAAATAATAAGTTTTCATCTTCACTTCCCGTTGCATCTTTTACACTTAAGCCTAGTTCATTTAATATAGTTTTTGTTTCTGCTCCTTCTTTAGATACTGTTAACCCATCTTTATCAAATGTATAGCCTGTTTCAGTCCTAACTTTTGATACCCCGTTTATCTGCATTTCTTCAGTTACTGTTATTGCATAGTTTGTTGAGTTTTCTATCGTTTCTACTCTATTCTTAATTGTTGTAGTTTCTTCCTCTAACAAGGTTTCAACATTTTCCACACCATTTTTTATTTCATTTATTGACTGAGTATGTTCTGAAATTTTGCTGGTATTTTCCGTTGTTTCTTCTACTACCTGTTCTATCCTACCTTCAATTAAATTAATATCATTTCTAACTCTTCGATTTATAACTTTCTGTGACTCTTTTTTTGTTGTTGTCTCTTCTCTATTTTTAATTTGAATTGAACTACCTATTTCTGCAATAAATCTCATATTAAATGACATTTCACCTTGGTAAATAACAGGCTTTTCATCAATAATTAGTTTATCTCCTATATCAATAGCTGGATCTATTATTGTCCTTCCAGTAAAGCTGTTTGCAGTAAAATCTTTCATTTTGTTGTATATATTTTGAACTACATCTTCGTCCACATATAGATTATCTTGACTTATCCATAAAGTATTTCCTGAATCGTCTCCAAAGCTATGATTTATTGTCCCGTTTTCATATACTACTTTTGTTATTTGGTATTCTTCTCCCCAACGTGGTTCTGTAAAATAATCAATTGAAATTTCTGTTTCATCTTGATATATTTCTCTAAAATAAAGTTTTCCGTCTCTCCCAATAAAAGCGAAACAGCCCGCAATTTCAGCTATCATTCCAATATACTGTCTTGCTGTATAAGAATTATCATATAAAGATACTTGTTTATCAGAATTAAAAAAAGAAGTTGAACCAAGTTCCACCCCTTTCTTATTACATATATCTTGTGCTATCTCGGCTAAAGTTGCATATCCTTTTGTATTTATAAGTTCACTTGCATCATAATATCCATCATCTGAGTCAAACTTTATCATATTATCAAGTGCTTTAATTGTTAATGTATTATCATAATTATCTGTAAAACTATCAACATTATATATTCCTAATGGAATTATTTCAAAGTTGCTATCAGGAGTAAATATACTCTGTATTAAAGTTTCATCTAAATTTCCTACTAACATTTCGTCTATTTCTTTTACTGTTAACGAATTATTTACTAAAATTCCATATTCAATTCTTATTTTACTGTGCGTTTGTGGTAATCCAGCTTTATAAATTTTCATTTCAATATATTGACTTGGTGTGCTTCCTAATGCGAGTTCTTCTTCAAATACATTTCCACCTTTTCGTAAATCTAATATATAAGTTGGATCTATCATGACATTATCTATATATACATTAACTACACATTGTACATTTCTATATATACTTTCTTTCCATCTTTGACTGGTTGGATACATTAACTATTCGCCTCCTCGACAGCCTGTTTTTGTGCTGATACCATTTTCTTTTGCATAAAACTAACTGTTACTTTCCAATTAGACTTACTTGCATCTTCATCTTCTCCTGTATCATTCATTTCACTACTTCTTTTAGATACACGAAAAGGAGCAGTAAGAATACCGCCCCTTACACTTGGACATTTAACTGTTATCATCATTGGATTTTGATATGTTGCTTGTATGATTTCTTCAGCTTGCTCTTCAGTTAAATCATCCCATGACATTTCCATCTGTATCATTCCTACTGCTACAGGATTATCAAATAATTCTCCTGTAGTTGCAGATGTATAACTATCATGGTCCAAATCTTCAATATTATCTTTATAAGTACTCGGTGATTTCATTAACTTACCATTTATTTTCCATAACATAATATTATCCTCCTACAAGAGCTTCTAATCCGTTGCCCGTTCTTCTCTTTCTATCTCTTAAATCATCAATTAATATATCTCCTAACTTCTTATTTCCTATGTTCAAATATATTTTAATTTGTTGATTTCCATTATTGTTATTTATTTCTTCTCTGAATGTTTCTTTTAAAACATTTTGTGGTGCTGTCACTTCTGGATTTGATTTTGCATTTGAATATTCACCAAACATTGCTAAAGTAGGTTCTGTTGCTACGTTTCCTTTTGCTAATTTAGGAATTTGTGGAACATTAATAGTATTTATAAAATTAAATGGTTTAGCTCCAATAATATTAACATCTTTTATTTTCTTTAATGCTGTATTTATACCATTGAAAGGAATCGTAATTACTTTATTTATTCCAGCTATTAACCCATTTACTATCTTCTTGAATGTACTCAATATTCCTTCTTTAATTCCTTCAAATACTTTTCCGCCTTTACAAAATACATTCTTTACGTTTGTCCATGCTGTTGTAAATGTTGATTTAAACCAATTAGGAATTATACTAAAAACGCTTTTTATTCCAGATACTACATTACTAAAATGAGACTTTATTGTAGATACTTTAAAATTAGACTTTATTTTTGTAACTGTATCTTTGAATTTGCCACTTATATTATTCTTTAATGTATTAAATATATCTTTTACTTTACTCCATATACCTTTTACACCATTATATAATCCATCTATAATATTCTTTCCCATATTTTCCATAATCTTAGATGGACTATTTATTTTGAAAGCTTTCTTAAATCCTTCTATAAATGGTTTAAATATCTTATCATTTATCCAAGTTCCAACATTCTTAATAGCATCTCCTATTCCTTTAAAGATACCTTTAACAACATTTCCACCACATTCTTCTATCTTTTTATTAAAATATTTTTTTGCCTCTTCTACTCCTTCTCCTATTTTTTCTCCTATTGCTTTTCCTAAATTTAATGTACTTGCTATTGCGGCACCCAATGCCTGCATCATACTACTTGCTATTCTTCCAAAATCTATTCCTGAAACCCAATCAATAATTGCATCTACTACTGCTTTCCAATCTAAATCAGTAAAAAATCCAGTTATCGCATCAAATAAGTCTCCTGTACCTTCACTTATGATTTTTCCTATATCATTCCAGTTAACTGTTTTTACTGCATTACTTAAAAATTTTCCTATTGATTTTCCTATTTTTTCAAAATTAGTTTCCATTAAAAATGTTTTTACGAATACTAATGCAGTATTGATTCCTTCTCCTACTGTTTTTCCTAACAATTTCCAGTCTGTTTTTGAAACAAAATTATTAATAAAACCTGCTATATTACTAGCTATCGTTTTTGAAGTATCCTTAACTTTATTCCAATTTATTTTTTCTAATGAACTGTTTATCTTTTCCCCTAATTTTGTACCTAATTCTTTAAAATCAATGTTTTTTAACTGCTCATATAATGAAGTATCTACATTTGATAAATCTATATTGGGAGAAATCGCTCCGTTTCCGTTATCACTTGAATTATTTTTATCACTGATATTATTTATATCACTATGTATTCCAGCTAATTGTTTTGTTTCATTTTTTGCTTTTTTTGCATTATTTGCTATACTTGCATACGAACTTGCACTAGCTTTTGCAAATATGTTTACTTTAAATAATGCATAAAAAACAGATTGTATGGCTTGTAACATTTTATATATTAGATTTGTAACATGCTCGATTATTGGTTCAAATGCACTTCCAATAGCATATTTCATGTAGCCTAAATTTGCATTTAATTGTTGTGCTTGTTTATTTTGACTTGAAAGCCAACTTTGTGCTGACTGACTTAAAATATTATATACACTTCGTAAAGAAAAAAGAGCTCCTGCATATTTTAATAATTGCTTTAGTCCTATTTGTATATTTCTTTTCCCAAATACATTTTTAAATCTTTCATTTATTTTACTTGCAATCTTTGGAATCTTTTCAAGTTTATTTTTAAAACTATCTATTGCATTATCTTTAAAATCTTTAATTATTTCCTTAAATTGTACTCTTGCATTTAAAAATGTCTGTTTTATATTTTGTAAATATTTTATCCATGTACTTTGGCCATTATCG